TTTATCTGCCAAATGTATGATCGTTGTTCGTGTTTCCACTTTTCGCTATTCACTAAATGCAAAACGCCGTAGCTTTTTAGTGCGTTTATACCGTGCCGTATTGAATCCGCGCCTTTCTTGCATGCTTTGACGTTCCAATTTGAATTTTTCAACTCGCGTATACTTTTAGGTTCAGCGCTATCGCACATTATTACATCGCCCGTTCTGCGTCCTTTCTTTATGCCTAAACGCTCAAATTCTCGACCGATGTCAGGATTCGTGAGTCCTTTCTCATAAAGAAGAAGCTGACCGTATAAAACACCTTCAGCAAGTACGCACTTTACGATTGTTGTCGGGTCTGCGCTAAATCCAAAATCTACACCAAACGAAACACGTTTGCAAACTTCAGGCAACTTTGAAACCCATTCAACACGGTCGAAAATTACATTTTCTAAAACGCCCGTTTTGCCGAGTCCGTACACCTTCCACTTGTTCGGGTCTGTGTGTTTTAGCTGTTCAATTTTGCGAACGATGTCGGCGCTTATAAATGAATTATGTTTGTAGCTACTGATAAACAGGTCGACGTCTTCGCGTCCAATTAGCTTGTCGTGCACCCAAAACGCAAACGTCGGATTGTAGTCAAGAAAGACCTGTTTCTCTGTCCTTATCTGTAGCTGATCGTATACGCTGAAGGGTATCCCGTTCGCTTCATTGACAAACAAATATTTTCGTTTCCCTGACTTGGCGTCCTGTTCGTTCTCGTAGCTTTTGAACTCCATTATTGAACCGTTTAAAAACCGATAAGTTTTATCTGTTCGGTTGACTGATTCGAGGAACCTAGAAAAAAACGGAGTCGTTTCGATTATCGTCTCAAAGTCACGGATTGCGCCACTCTTTAAATTTGGCACGTCCTGACCGACTACAGTCACAACAGTATTACTTTCTTGTAAACATTTGCAAATTAATACCTGCAAAATGCTGTAGGTCTTCCCTGAAGAAGTACCGCCTTGATTGACAACTATCGGCTTGACGCTTTCATAGTTCCAACGAAATACGGAAGATATTTCAAATTCAAACGTCAATCTTTTATATCGTTTTCGGATGTGATAGGCTTGTCCTGTCCTCCTTTCATATTTATGCTGATTAAACTGCCTGTATTTTGCTGTTTAATTTCTTTCTTGTCGCTTTGGTCGAGTCTGTTCTTTCCTAACCAAATTAACATCATTTTGTCGCCTTCAGAAGCGAGTTCAAACTGTTTGCCTAGCAAGATGTCATTTCCTTCCTGTCGCTTTTGTTGCTGATACGCTGAAAAATCCATTTTTTTTACCTCTTTACATTTGTTGTAAAGTGTGTCGGGATGTACGCCAAGCATCGCAGCGCATTGCACTCCGTTCGACCCTGCAATCAGCGACTTGTCGACTCGTTTCCAATCAATAACAACTTTTTTTCGTCCTGCGTTCGACTTCTTTTTTTTCGGTTCTTTCATAACGTCCCTATTATGATTTAATAATTATGTAAGCGTCTTTCTTAATTGTATTACTTCGTGTTGCAAATATATCATTGTACTCAGCTTCTGCATCGTACCTACTACATAAACTAAACGAGGCTTATAATGAAATGTTACACTTTCAAAATCTAAAAACGCGTTTATGCTTTGGATATATTGGTCTTCTGTTGTCCAAGTATCTCGAAGCAGGTACTCAATTAGTCCGAGCGTCATATCTCCGACGTCCATCATCATTTCTTCCTGTCGTTCGTTAGGCTTAGTAAAATACCCAAGATCAAACAACGCTTTAACTCGCTTCGTTAAATTTACAACTTTTCGTCTGTTGCTGTTCCGATTATTTTCCCAAAACATTCTTTTATAGTTATTACTTCGCGTTTAAAATTCCAAAATACAAAAACAGCGTCAAAGCCTATATCTTCTATTTGCTCTAATATTGGCAGCGTTTGAAATATAGAACGACTTGACTCGATGTCTGTGATACGCTCCATAAATTCAAATTTCAATAGTCCCTGATTCGTTGCGTGATCAGCGAAACGACCGTTTTTCATAGGTTGGTATATGTTTCTGCTTTGCTCAAAAATCAGCGGGTCGTGTATCTGTATGTCAACAATTACCTTGTATATTTCTGATTGCCCTGTATCGTCTGCTTGATCGATGGCTGCGCTTAGTTCTTGAAACAAAACAATATTAGCAGGTAGTCGAACGGTTGAATTTTGGGGGATGTATTTATCAGATAATAGATAAAATAACATTTTTTTTAGTTTCTGTATACGAATTTACGTTTTTTTTAATTAATTTCAAAATACAAAATTTAAACATAAAAAAAAGAATAATATGAAAGGTATTGAAAATTTGACAAAAGTCGCGCTTTGGTCTACTCAGCTAATTACAGAAGTTGATCAGCTAACAAAAAAGAAGAAAGGAAAAAAAGTTACGGGATGGATTGCGCTCAAATTCTTGGATAACATATTTCAAGCTATTCCGATTATAATGAAGTATAAAGAAATCGGCGCTGAATTTGAAGACCTTGACGACAAAGAAAAGAAGCATCTGAATGCGCTGATAAAACAAGAAATTGATTTGAAGAACGACCTTGCCGAGGAGTTTGTCGAAAGGATTTTTTATTTGATTATCGAAATCGGCGACACAATCGACTTTTACATACAGTCAAAAAAATAATTGTTAGTAGTAATTATGCAAAGAAAGGCGCTTCATTATTGGGGCGTCTTTTTTTATAGTCCGTCTTCAGGTGTCGCTTGTTTAAATTTATCCTGTTTGTGATCGTGCGACTTTATTAAATTTACAATTTTGGTTGCATCGCTTTGAAGCTGTTCTATTGCAGCCGTTAACAGGTCGATGCGTTCGCGCTGTTGTGCGATGGTGCGCTTCATTTGTGTAGTGTCTGAAGGTGTCATTTGTTAGCGTTTTTTATATACTCTATTCCATAGCGATAAGCTTCTTCAGGTGTTTGAAATCCATCTTTACAGTCCTCTGTGATCCAAGACTTTTTTCCTCGTTTCAATACGGCAACAATCCACTCGTCGGGGTCTATCTTTGCAAGCGGAGAAACTTGAACCCACCAACCCGAAGGAATATTTTTCAAATTCATTTCTTTGATTTTTTACTTCGCGTCTTTTTGTTTGTTGCTGTGCGCTGTCCGCGTTTAGGTAGCTTGATTTTTTTTTTCTTCATTTGATATATTTTTAAATTATAACAGTCTATAAACGCCAATTAAAAAAGCGTTTATATTTTAGTTAGGCGTAATTAATTTACTACCATTATTTGTATTTCATTACCATTATAATCATATCCTAATTGGTAGATAGGTTCTACATAATCAACAAAACTATTAAAAGAAACTTCTTTGTAAATTCCTTTGTCAAAAGTCTTTAGTCTTGGTCTATTACCTCGGTGCATTAGGTCGTGTTTTATTTCAAACTTGCCTACACATTTTATTTCTATTTCTTTTATCATAATCCGTAAATTTAAAACACCTAACAACATATAAACTGCATTAAAACGAAATTTTACACCTACCATTATCGATTTTTTGATTTCTTACCTTCGCAGTTCCAAAGCATTCGCGCGAAGTCGTTAGGCGTTGCGCCTGCTTTTGTCGTCTTGATCCCTAAAGACCTTGCACAATAGTTGTTGCCTCGACTCGTTCCTGCTCCTGATTTGAAGCCTTTCGCACCGAACTGTATTATTTTACCGTCTGAAGCTGTCGCTTTGTACTTTTTACCTTTCGCTGTTCCTGCGCTGATTTTGTACTTTTTACCTTTGACTGTGACGGTCTTGCCGATTTGAATCCTACTTTTGCGCTTTGCCATAGTATAAACGTTTAAATTTTGCCCATTTTAGACATTTTTATGATGTTGCCGTCTTTGGCGCTGTCTAGTTTTAGATACTGCCTAATTTCGGCGTTTATGTGTGTTTGGTGTTTTTGGTGTTCTTTTAATGCTTCAGCGAGTTGTTGCTGTCGGACAATTTCGTCGGGCGAGAAACTGCTGTTCTTTATTTGATAACGTGACATAAGAAAAAAATGTTTTAAAAAAGAAGGAGACAATCCTTCAAAAACAATACGAATATTATTTGCCCCCTCCTTTTGTGTGTTTACAATATACTAAAAAAAAGCAACTTAAAAAACTACATTTTTAATAGTTTTCGGTTCTGTTTTTATCATTACTAAGTTCCTGACGCGCTTCTTTGCGTTCCCTCCTTCAATGTTGTCCTGTGCTGATCGTGAGGTCAACGTCATTTCGACCTGTATCAATCCGCTGTCGTCGGTTATTTTCCAATATACTAGCAGGTTGTCCTTCATAAAGTAAGCGATAAACAAAAAAGGAAGCTGTAGCTGTTTAGACATTTTGAGCGCAGTCGACAGCTTTCGATAGTTCAGGAACATACCGCCCCACTTTTTGACATCTTCAAAACTGTCGGCACGCGTGCGCACTTCGCAAATTGCTCGAACCTGTTTGTCTTTGGTCATAAAGAAGTCGACCGGACAGTATTTCGATTGTTGCGTTCGGATGCTTTCGACGTTCCAATGTTGCTCTATAAAATCAATGATTTTTGTTTCGAGGTCGAGACGGTGCTGAAGCTGTTGCTGTGCTGTCATTTGATTATTTAATTAATGATATACAAAAAAAAGTAATTTAAAAGTGTACAAATTTAAAATCTGTGCTGTCAAAAATCAAAATTATTTCTTTATCGTTGGCGCTTCCCTTCCTGACTTGACGCCCGCCCCAAATGAATCGACCTTTCAAATTTCTAAGTTCTTGATATTTCAATCCATCAACATATGCAAAGATTATAAACGAAGCATTAAAGCCGTCACAATTAACTGATTTTTGCATCTTCTCGACTTTTGCGACAGATACGACAGGAATGTGATTTGATTCAATTTTATACTGTTTCACTCCTTTAATTTCGACAGTTATCTTTTTTCCGTTTTTAAATTGAATGATATAATCTAAATCAAACCGTCCTAACTTGACACAGGTGCAATCTTTGAAACGATGCCAATCTTTTGACATATGTTCAATAAATTTATTGATTGCATAATCTTCACGAATCAAATCAGACTTATCTTCAAATATCATTTGATTATTTCTTTAATGATTAACAAAACCGAGTATTCTGCGTTTATTTTGCTTTTGAAGTCTTCGCTCTGCTGACCTCCTGAAATGTCTGACAGCATCGACTTGAGGCTTCTGCGCTCTGTCGGCTTCAGGTTGACATCTTGCACGTCTGTCTTGATCTGCTTCAGTACGTTGATTTTTGCCTCTGCATATATTTGCAGGCGTTCCTGTTTGCTGAATGTTATCAGTCCCGCGTCGCTGATTATTTTGCCGTGGAAACCTTTGACCTGTGTCTCGTCGAGGTCGCCCGTCTGTTGATAGGTGTCTTTTAGTTTTTTGAATAGGTCAACGACTTCCTGTTTTGCTCGTTCGTTTCTTTCGTCTGCGTCTATCCTGCGCTGTTGTTTCTGTAAGATGTCGACCTTCGACTCATATCGCGCGACTACATTCATACGAAACGACCAATATTTTTGAAGGACGTCGCCAAGCATTTGAATTGTAAATTTTCCGTGATACGCGGACAGGTTTGCGTCTATCTTTCCCGCTGCTGAAAGTTCAAAAGCTTGTTTGATTTCTGCGACCGATAACATAGCAAAATGTTTAATTATAAAATTTGACCCTTCGCTGATTAGTATGTCGATCGTCGTGCGCTCCTGCTTGTCTAAATTTGCAGACGTGTACAGCACGACAACCGTGTGTATCATTTGCTCAATTTGTGCGCGACATACTTCTGCGCTTTGCTTGTCGACCTTTAACGCTTCGCGAATATTTTCAGATCGTGCCGTCAGTATCGTCGATAGCTGAAAGCCGTTGATTGAGGCGTTCCTGCAGACGTCTTTTGAAATCTTCGTGTATATTGGTGGGTTGTGGTTTTGTGTAGTTAGTTGATTGCTTTTCATTTTGTTGTTGTTTTTTTGCGTAATCGTGTACAAATATTCCTAAATATTCAGATTCTAAGCTGAACAGGATGGCCCCTGTGACGGTTTCGACTCCGTGCCTCTCGCAATCTTTTGCGAGGCTTCGCAGTTTCGTCTCGACAGCTTTGCGAGTCTTATATCCTTTTTTGATGTCTTTGCGCATCTGATAAAAGTCGCGGAACGCTTCGAGTAGTTCGGGGTGCTGAAGGAAGACAGCAGGAAACTCGACGCTGTCAATATTTAGCTTTTTTCTTTTTGGCGCAACTTTTTCTTTTTTCTTTTTTGGGGTTTGTAATGCAGAAGAATCAGAGACAGGAACAGCTTCAGCTTCTACTTTTTTAGAATCTTTTTTAATAGTTTTATTATTAAGTTTATTCTTATTCTCTTTATTCTTATTAATGTCGTGCTGATTTGCAACACCTAGCTGTTTCATTTTGGCACAGTCAGCCGTTTCATTTTGGCACAGCAAGGTGTGCAGGTTATTAGTACAATCTTCATCAATAAGGTAATATTTCTTAGCAGGACACCCTGCAATTTTTTCCTTGATTAGATTGTTTTTCTTTAGATTGTTGTAGGCGTTCAACTGCTTCCTTTTTTTTAGCGTCG